ATAGAAGCTGCTGATGAAGTAGACGCTGAAGAAATAGCTAAGAGTAGACTATGGCGAGGCGAATACCAAAGAGAAGAGCGAGCGTGTGCTGAAATTACAGATGAAACATACAATGCTGAAGAGCAAGAAGAGTTTCATGAGTGTCCTGTATGTTCAGCTAGACATAGCAACATAGATAATGAAGAAGCTTATAATAAAGTAGATTCTTTTTATGAAGATGAGTTAGTTATACATAAACCATAGGAGGTTAATATGAGTTACATGGGAGCATATGTATTGTGGTTAGAAGAGAATGGTTACGCACCTACAATGGACAGAGTAGAGCAGTACCATAAAGAGAATCCTAACATGATTCCTAAACCTAGGGAACCTAAGGAAACCATAAGGAAGGACGTTCAAGAAGATGGCTAATTACAAAGGCAATAATAAAGTCAAGTACTATACTCTTGATGATGGTAGAATAGTAACGATAAAGCAGCTAGAAGATTTGACTGGCATAGGACAAAAGACTCTATGGCTAAGACTAAAGAAAACTAGAGATTACAATAAACTATCTAGAGCTAGTCAAAAGAGTGGCAATCATACACCACGCAATCCAGAGAAGACTGCTTTTCAAGATACTTATAAAGACTTATCACCTAAACTATTTAAACTTTTGTTTGGCAAGTGGTAGTTTTATACTTAAATACTATGTTAAAATAGGAGTGTTAAATGGCAAAAGAAAAGATACACGATGTAATAGTCAACATGGATATTATGTTAGGTGTGCCTAGTAAAAGTGCAGAAGAAGCTTATGATAAAGTAGAAGCTTTTTCAACAGAGAAGTTATTGACTATTGCTTTAGAGCAATTACCTTTCAATCAAATGGAAGGAGCAGGCATTAACTTTATAGATGGACATGTTGAAGGTAAGCTGCACTAATGACGAATTATGGAATGGTAAGCATTGAGGATGAGTCTGAGTATTTAAGTGACAAGCCTAAGTATTACAAGCAAGGCTGGCTTGACTGTAAACACGATAGACCCATACGAAAGTTTACCTTACATAATAAAGAAGAAGCTGCTAACAAAGAGATATACCTGATTGGTTACGCTGATTGTGTAGCCAATCTAGAATGGCAGTTTAATTACCAATAAAACATAGGAGATAATATGTTAGTACAAGGAACCACTATCTTTAACACATCGCTTACTCAGTTCGATACCTATCAAGGGCAGTCAACTGATAAGTATTCTTTGCAGATAACTCTGGATAAATTCAACTCGGATTTACTAGACAAAGCAGGAGTCAAAGTTAAAGAATATGAGGGAGAGCCAATCAGAAAGTTCACTAGTCGTTATGACATACCTGTTTTTACAGGAAGGAACGAGCGTTGGCATGATGAAATACCTAGTGGCTCTACAGTTAGAGTAGAGTTCACAACTAAAGAGCATCCAACAGCAGGCATGGTTCCATATGCCAAGCGTGTGTTGCTATTAGAAATGGGTCAAGGATACGAAGGACAGAAAGAAGCTGACGACCAGTTCTATGATACAAGTCCAGTCTAACTAAAGGAGAAGAGGTAGCTAGCTCACATGCCTAGCCTCCCTCCTCCTCAAAGTATGTGGGATTGGTTGCCCTAAGTAACCACTTACAATTATCAGAGGAGGATAATATGGAAGACCATAGAGAAGCTTGTCCGAAATGCAGAGAAGCAGGTGGCGATACCAAAGGTGATAACCTAATAGTATACCAAGATGGAGCAGCACATTGCTTTGCCTGCGGACACCATGTATTTCCAGACGACAGCAAAAGCACACCAAGCTACAGACCAAGGTTCAAGAAGAACACAGAAGCAGCAAGCGAAGGTGTACACGCAGCCATATCTGACAGGAAGATATCCAAAGAAATAGCTACCAAGTACAAAGTCAAGGTAGAGTACGGAGCTAACGGTCAGATAAGCAAACACCACTATCCATTTACAGACAAGTCATGTAGGATTACAGCATGGAAGACCCGTGATGTAGCTACTAAAGGCTTTCATATATCAGGCAGCTTCAAAGATGTAGGCTTGTTTGGTGAATGTCTATGGGATGCAGGAGGTAAGTACCTAACTATTACAGAAGGTGAGATAGATTGTATGTCACTAGCCGAGGTGTTCAATGGCAAGTGGGCGACAGTCAGTCTACGCAATGGTGCGCAAAGTGTAGTCAAGTCACTCAAAGATTCATTCGAGTTTGTTGATTCGTTTGAGAAGATAGTACTAGCCTTTGACAATGACGAGGCAGGTAAAGAAGCTATCGACAAAGCACTAGAGATATTCAGTCCTGACAAGGTAAAGATAATGTCTTACCCAGATGGTTACAAAGATGTCAGCGACATGCTACAAGCAGGCTTAGTCAGAGAACTAGAGAACTGTTGGTGGCGAGCCAAGACCTACATGCCTAGTGATATAGTAGGTGCTACTGAGATACGAGATAGTTGGATAAGCAGACCTGCTGTACAATCAGTACCGTATCCTTGGATATGTCTTAATCAAAAGACCAAAGGCTTTAGACTAGGCGAGCTAGTTACCTTGACATCAGGTACAGGTATGGGCAAGTCATCTGTTATCAGAGAACTAGAACATCACCTACTCACTACTACCAAAGACAAGGTAGGCATCATACATCTAGAAGAAACTACCGAGCGTACCATTGATGGCTTAGTAGGTATTGAATTGTCTACACCTTATCACTTAGATGAAGTCAGACAGAACTTTCCAGAGCATGAAGCTAACGCAGCATTCGACAAGCTATTCAAACGAGATGATGGTGAAGAAGCATTGTCATTGTATGAAGGCAAGGAGCTATCAGTAGAAAAGATAGTCAGTCGTATCAGGCTTATGGCTAAAGCACAGAACATCAAGTGGATAATCCTGGACCATCTAAACCTAGTCATGTCAGGTGACACCAAGATAGATGAGCGTAGAAGTATAGACCAGCTAATGACACAGCTCCGTGAGGTAGTTGTAGAAACCAACATAGGTTTGTTTGTTATCTCTCATCTAAGTAGACAGCAAGGTGTTACCCATGAAGAAGGTGGTGAGATATCACTTACACACTTGCGTGGTAGTCAGGGTATCGCACAGTTATCTAATATAGTTATAGCACTAGAGCGTAACCAACAACACGAGGATGACTGGATGCGTAATGTAACTAAGCTGCGCATACTTAAGAATAGATACACAGGTGAAACAGGAGAAACTGGACACCTACATTATGACAACGAAACAGGTAGGATAACTGAAGTAGTTGTAGACTTAGAGGAGTTACTGTCATGAGGAAATCACAGGCAATTACACAAAGAAGGAGAGGAGCCAAGCGTAAGTTATACCTGTCCGCTAGACAAGAAAGAAGAAAAGCAGCAAGAGAAGCTGCTAAGAAAAAGAAATGAAAGTAGCATTTGACATAGAAACCGATGGACTTAATCCTAGTAGAATACATTGTATTGCTGCTCATGTAATTGGGCAGGATGTGTCTGAGTTCTGGACACCTGATAGAGTTAAGTATTTCCCTGCTTGGTTAGTCGAGATAAATGCTGAGGTATTAGTAGGACACAACATCATAGGCTTTGACCTGCCTGTTCTAGGTAAACTCCTAGGCTTTGAATGGTGGGGTGAAGTAGAAGATACCTTAGTGATGAGTCGTCTGGACAATCCAAGTAGGGAAGGAGGGCATTCTCTGGCTTCTTGGGGTACAAGATTGAACTTCCCTAAAGGTGATTATGATGACTGGTCTATGTATACAGAAGAGATGGGTGAGTATTGTAAGCAGGATGTTAAGGTGCTTGTTAAATTGTATAAGCTAATGACAGGTAAAGGTATGTCTAAAGTAGCACTAGAGATGGAACATAAGATAGCACAGATAACTCACAAGCAAACACAGAACGGTTGGAAGTTTGACTTACGCAAAGCTACTCATCTACTAGCTGCTATCAAAGAAGAAATGTTCATAGCAGAAGATGAAGTACGCAAGGTATTTAAACCACTACCTGTATGGATACCACTTAATCATCCCGGTCTTAAATGCAAAAACAAAGATGGTACTATATCTAAAAGGTATCAAGCACAACTAAACAAAGGTGCTTACTATAAAGATTGTGAATGGGGATATGATACATACCCTGAGTTTAACCTAGGCAGCAGACAACAGATAGCTAGATACCTACAGCACTTTGGTTGGACACCTAAAGAGTTTACAGAACTAGGCACAGCTATCGTATCAGAAACTATACTCGATGCTATAGAAATACCTGAAGGTAAACTTATAGCTAAGTACCTAATGTTACAGAAGCGACTAGGATTAGTCAGCGCATGGATAGATGCAGTAGATGAAACAGGTAGAATACATGGCAAGGTAAATACCTGCGGTGCTGTAACAGGTAGGATGACACACTCAAGTCCTAACCTAGCACAAGTACCTGCTAGTCACTCACCTTATGGTGAAGACTGTAGGGAATTGTTTACAGTAGAAGATGGTTACTGCCTAGTAGGTATGGATGCGTCAGGCTTAGAACTTAGGATGCTTGCGCACTACATGAATGATGAAGACTACACCAATGAGGTAATTAATGGAGACATACACACAGCAAATCAAAGAGCTGCAAATCTTGAATCAAGAGATAAAGCAAAGACATTCATCTATGCGTTCCTATACGGAGCAGGTGATAGCAAAATCGGGAGCGTTGTCGGAGGAACAGCTAAGGATGGTAAACGACTTAAGGCAGACTTCCTCAAAAACACACCAGCTCTTAAGAAACTACGAACTAGAGTTACTGCGTCTGCTGATACTGGGTCGCTTATCGGACTAGATGGTAGGGTATTACATGTGCGTAGTCCACATGCTGCTCTAAATACTTTACTACAATCAGCAGGTGCTATTGTTATGAAGCGTGCTGTTGTATTACTTGACCATTTTAGTCAGGTATACAAGATAGACTACAAGCTAGTAGGGCAGATACATGACGAGGTGCAGGTAGAAGTAGCAGAAAAACAAGCAGACTTCTTCGGTGACTTAGCAGTTAATTGTGTACGTAGAGCAGGTAAAGACTTTAAACTAAACTGTCCTTTGGATGGTGACTATAAAATTGGAACAACATGGAGGGAAACACACTAATGACAACTGATATCAATCCATCTTACTATCAGAAAGGTAAGATAGAAGTAACAGATTTTATAATAGACCAGAACATGACTTTCATAGAAGGTAATGTAGTAAAATATGTCTGTCGATACAAAGACAAAGCTGGGATACAAGACCTAAGAAAAGCACGGTGGTATCTAGACAAGCTAATCGAGTTGTCAATGGAGGGCAACCCATATGAGGAGAACACATGAAGAGTATTAACACATTAGTAGATGATGTATATGAAGTCCTGTCTTCTAGTAAAGCAGATAGTGGTGTAGATGTAGATAAAGTAATAGATGACTTCGGTGAATCAATGAAGTCATTGCTTAGAGATAATGTCCTTAAACCTAGGGAAGATAAGCGTACCTTACGCATGTCTAACATAGGCAGGAAGGAAAGATTCTTATGGTATGTACACAAAGGTATGGCTCAAGAACAAATGAAGCCTAGTACCCTTATGAAGTTCCTGTATGGACATGCTACAGAAGAGTTAGTCTTAGCTCTTGTTAAATTAGCTGGACATGAAGTTACACACCAACAAGCAGAAGCAGAAGTTTCTGGAATAAAAGGTAGCATGGACTGTGTTATTGATGGTAAACTAATTGATGTTAAAACAGCAGCACCCTTCGGCTTTAAGAAATTCAAAGAAGGAGGTTTACGATGGGATGACCCGTTTGGTTATGTAGACCAACTGCGTGGTTATGCTGCTTCTCTCGGTGTACAAGAAGGTGGTTGGTTAGTAATAGATAAAACCAACGGTCACTTGTGTACTCACTTTGAAAACTTTGAGCATGATGAACCTATTGAAATACAAATAGAACATCTCAAAGAAGTAGTGGAGAGAGATGAAAGACCAGAGCAATGCTATGAGTTAGTACCTGATGGTAAATCAGGCAACACAAAGCTTGCTATGGAGTGCAGCTACTGCGTGTTTAAGCAGCATTGCTTCCCTAACATGAAGGTGTTTGCCTACTCAACTGGACCTAGGTTCTTAGTTGATGTAGTTAATTATCCTAAGGTAGCTGAAGTTTATAATTACTTTGACAAGGAGTAAACATGAAAGAGATGATAGAGCAAGTACTGGCTAACAAATCACTTACAGTATTTTTAGGTATAGTAATCGTAGCTTTAGTGCTTGGTTGGGTAGGTTAGAAAGA